TTTTTAATACCGAAGGCTATGGCTTATAAAACCATAGGGGCCAATTTAAGTATTGGAACTATAAAGAAACTAAAGCTCTTCCAGATTTAAATATCTAGTAAGTACTGAAGTACCTTTTGATTCAGAGTTAGAGATTGACTCATTTATATTTTTTAATATTTCATTAGTAAATCTACTACTAACCGTTTCTCTTGAAAGTCTTTTGTCTTTCTTTTGTAATGTTAATTCAACATCAAAAGAATTACTAAGTCTTGAGACTAACGACTTCAAATCGGAGAATTTTACTAATTTTGACGATGTCAAAATTTTAGATAATTCTCCCATCTGAATTTGCTTTGATCCATCCATAATTTGTCTACCAATATTATTATAAATGATATTCAAATCATGTGGGTTATTGTATCCGTGTTTTCCGATTTTAGGATAAAAGTTAGATGCCTTAAAGTTATAAAACTTTTTAGCCATCTCCCTATCAATCTTAATTAAGGAAATCGCCCGTTTTCGCAATGAAAGATTTGCGAAAACTTCTAAACTTGCAGAAGATACTGGAAGGTTATTTATAAAATACCAACCTGTATCTTTTAACCAAGAATTAGATATCACACCAAGATCACCTTGCACCTCACAAATTGTGGGCACAGGGTTGAGTGGTGATGAGGCGTATAGTCTACATAGTCTTGGTTTATAACCAATATTAGTAAGATCTAATACGGACTCTAACGATGGAGTTCTATGATCCCTTAACTTTAAATCCCATAAAAGAGAAGTAAAATCTTTAGGGTTCTCAAGGGAAGTTAATAACGTCCCTGGAGCAACAGTGGTCACAATTTGACCATTAAGCACCACACATTTTGCCATTTCGGCAGAGTGTGATAAAGAGTTTTGGTTAATAGGGTTAGATAAGTCAAGAGTTTCAGGGTGAAAACCCTTTGTCTTGCTTATCGGAACACCTTGGTAATGTATAATTCTTAGATATCTTTCATATAATGATAGACCTCTTAAAGTTACATCATCACCTATTACACAATACTTTGGCTCAGGTGTGAGTTGTATATTACACATTTTATGTGCAGTTCTGCAACAAACATTATGCCAAATTGCTAACATTGTCCATGAGGATTTCATCCCCATGGGTTGTCCAGTAGAATACCTAATCTTACCAATTGGAGATATAAAATCTCTATTACATAAGATATTTCGCCAATAATATGCGAACTCAGAACTAAAAGCATGAGATAATATCTCAGCTTGTATTTCTGAAGGGATTCTGTCTGTTGCAGTGGTCAAATCAATTGAATTTACCTGATTATCAGGTAGATTAACATCAAACTTTGTCCAATATTGGATAAGTCTGACTGCATATGTTTGGTTAAATGAACAATCTTCTTGAAACGTTTTTAACGTTTCATTAAGAAAATCATGTAATCCACACATTGCAGATTGACTAAACCAGTCAGCTATAGCAAATGCTCTTCTTTTATCCCAAGATTCTTTTTTTAATTTAATCTTGGAAGTATAGAAGCCAAAAGACTCATGCTTAACTATAGATCTTTCAAGTGTTTCAGATCTTTCTAAGTGATCTAAAATAGTATTAAGTCGTTTGTTAGTTGTAAAACTAGAAAACCACTTAATGTTATTTAGAAGTTTTGGGTCATCTTCAAAGGATTTATAATCTAATAAGGATGCACCAATACTTGGTCCGTTAGGACCATTCTTTGGAGAGATGTGTAATCTTGAGAGTTTTTTCAATCTAAGGATTCGTTTTGAACGATCCTTAAGTGGAAATATATCTTCAACCGTTCTCATGAAGCATAATCTAATTCGACTAACCTCTGCTATAATAGCAGGATCGGTTGAATTATCAATAATTCTTTTAAAATAACCACCTAATATAGGTAGTTCTTCTAAAGGAAGTTGCTCATAAACAGA